CGGAATGTTTCTTTAATTTGAGAGCAACTTTTCTATTAGCCAAATCCACGCGTCGTTGAGCATAATCAGCATCAGAAATACTGCCCTTTACTCTTCTTGCTTTAAGTTCCGCTAAATCTTTCTGTATGCCAGCAAGTTCTTCATCAACTTTTTTCAATGGCATACTCAATACATCCGTATTGGCATCAACAGTAACCTTGTTCCCATTAATAATAGTAATCTTACTGCCCTGATTAGAAACATTTATGTCGCCAGTATCAATTGTCACATTGTTGCCGAAATTTACGATATTATTGTCACCAGTAGTTACGGTGTTGGCACCGGGTTGAGGACGAGGAACTCTGGGCTGTTTCGGCTTTAATGGGAATTCTTCTGGCTCAACAAAATCCTGTTCATCAACAACGTCTTCTTCCAATGTAGGAATTATGCTGGTTGACGGCTCATCTATTTTTTGTGTTTCATCAACTGGGTTGTATTTAGATTTTCTTCTATCAAGATGCTCTTGAGTAATTTCCTCCATTGGCTTAGCAAAGAAGTATGTGTAGTCATATCCTTCCCTACCACTAAAATCACCTAAATCATATTCTCTTTTTTTTCTAACTTCATATCCACGTAAAGACAATTCATGCACCAAAGTATTGGAAGGTTTTTTGTCTGATTTAAGTTTATCTATTAATTCCTCATCAGTATAATCTTGATACTGGTTCCATTTAAAATTAAATTTATATGAGGGTTTAATTAATTCTCCATCACCAAATTCGTTATTTCTATCAATTTTAGGGGAATCACTAGAAGCATCAATAGGGGGTCCGTCAAACCATGGGTTGTTTCTATAAAAATTATTTCTTCTAGCATTCCACTCTCTGTCTGTCTCATGAGACATGCGGCGAGGTTCGCCTGTCTGTAAATTGAACGGCAGGTCTGAACCTATCGGCCTTCTTCGTGAACCAAATTGTTCTAATTCGTCACGAGAATATGGTCTAACAAGTTCTTCTCTTATTGCAATACCATCAATAGATTCTTTACCTAATTCAGAAAGTTGTTTATCATCGACATCGATTAATGGGATTCTTCGTGTAGAACGACTAGAACTTGACGATTGTTCGTTAGGCGGGTCGATTTTGTCAAGAAGTTCATCAATAGGTCCATCGTAGAACGCTATTTTCTTCTTCAATCTCCTCTCGTCATCCGGGGAGTCTGTACCGACACGATTAAACCATCTTGCGGCCACATCAACGAGCAAGCCGCGCATGTAGAGGTCCCTGTCCTCTTCGGATAGGTCGGAGAGTTCTGGTATCTCACGCAACTTCTGCCAGAACTTCTTATCGCGAGCAAGTTGAATTGTTGAAAGAATATTTCCATATTCTCCGTGTCTATCAAAAGTATTGCCAAGGGCGTAGTGCCCCAATAAGTCATGCAATATGGTGCCGGGCGATACACGGAAGTTTTCAGACAACACAGCACTCATCTCCTGCCAGGCATGCGGGTCTGTAAATAACTGTAAATATCCATGAATAAAATGGTCGTTATCGTTGGAGATTTCTCCAATTTTTGGATTTTCATTGCGTTTAATTTTTGCTAATTCAGGGATAATGTAATACTGAAGAATACGAGCAGAAATGTCGTTGTAGTGGTATTGGAGCGCCCCTTCCGGAGATGGTGCTTCTGTCGGGGGTTCAGCGTACTTGCCAAGATACAAGGAGTGGTGCGGCAGTTTTTCTCCGCCAACAGGGTATTTCCTTAGGCGCGCTCCACGTCGCCCGTCTTCATCTTCATCAAAAACTTCATATATTGAATTGAATAATTCATCTAATCTGCGCCAATCATTTGTGAGATTATCAAAAATTTCACTAACAGTTTCAGCAGTGGGCAACTCTACATCTTGATAATTTCTGTTGCCTGGTATGAGTTGCCGCAATATTGGGTTGGGAGGCAATTTGAAAGACAGAGTTCCGTCATCGTGAATACGTAATTCTGATTTACTAATGATATCTTCAAGTGACATTTTAGTTAGAGGGTGCGGTTCGTAGCCATCAACCATCTTCATGCGTCTCAATATTCCGCTTCGTTCAGGAGTCCCCATGGACTGCCACTTGTCTCGCAAGCCACGTAAATTCAAAATTAAATCTTCTACCTGCCTACGTAGTCGAGTTTTGTGACTTTTGTCCCATCCGCCCATATCTGAAATATGATTATTTAACCAATTTTCGAGGGCCTTTGATAACTCAACGAATGGTTCTCCCATATTTTCTGATTGTTCGCGTTTATCTATTTCAAGTAAATCTTCTAATTTGATTACTTCTCGGATACTCCTACTACTATCTTCAGAATTTATTTGGTTACTTCTCGAATCAACAGCGTCTTGTCCGCCTGTAGTGCTTGCCGTAGACGATGAGCGACGGCTTTTTGAACCACTATCGCCTTCTATGGATAGAGAAACTCCCTGAGTTGTATCTGGAACTTCTGAGGCAGCATCGCCGTCCTTCTTGTCATCTCCGCTATCATCGGAATCATCTTCGTTTATTGTTGGGTCAAGAAGAATTGAAAGAGTATTTTCCAACTCTTCAATCATGTCATTGGCTTGTTTATAACTATTACCTTCTGAACGATGCCCAAATTCTGCCCCATCATAAGCACTGACATATTCTTCTAGGACAGGGATAATGTTTTGGATAGTTTCTTCATCAAGGAGACCATCGTTGTCATTAATAAGTTCTTCCATGGATAGCCATGGGTCAAGATGTTCTTCTCCGGCAAGCCCATTGGCAATTGCTTTTTCTATTTGAGAACGTATCTTCATGGAGAAATCTGTAGCCCATTTACCCAACGGCTTTGGCTTAGTGGGGGCCTTGTATTCTCTATCTGCTTTAATAATAAAGTTTTCTCTACGTAGGCCAAGTTTTTGCAATAACTCGGGTCGTCCAGCGTCATATTCACTTAATGCACGCTGTATTGTTCTTCTGTCGTGTAATTCCGCTTGACGTGATTTGTTTTCGTAGAACTGTTCTTCTGTTAGTACTTCGCCTCTCATTGCAGCGGCTTCTTGTGCAGCCATGAATTCTGCTTGGTTCTGTACTGCTTCTTCTACATCAAGTTCCTTGTCTAGGGGATAAATTAGTCTGTCCCAATCTTCTGGGGCGATGCCATCGGGATTATCTTTTGTTGCACGTCCAATTTGAAACATGACATCAATTTTTTCTTTTGCAGTCATTGAATCAAAGTCGCCTGGCAGTAACTCTGAAGCAGGTTTTCCTACTGGCTTCTTGGGTTTGGGTTTTTCTTCTTCCTCATCGTCAATTTGGTCTGGGACGTCCGAAGGGACAATGGCATAGTAGATTTCTGTATCTTTTTTACTTCTACTACTTGAGTCTTTTCTGTCACTGCCACCAGGACCAAAGCGCCTGTACATGTTCGCAAGAGTGTTCCACTGTCGCGAGGTGAGATTTCCATTCCTGAGTCGATAAGAATCACGTATGTCTTTTAGAACATAGAACCCTAATCCGTCTCCGTTTGCCCAATCCATGAGGGTAGTTCGTGCTTCGGGGGTCATTCTTGATGGTGCGCCATTATTGAATGGGACGCCCTTGAAGTCTCCCCTATTGGCACTGAGGCGTGGGGATGTGAATCTTCCGGATGCTGCAGCAATATTAAGTGGTGTTTCCCCAATGGGGTTGAGCCATCTTTTCTCTGCTTGACTGTGTGAAGCCATCCAGTAAAGTTCATCGTAAGCAACGGTTAATGCTGAATGTAAATTATTTTTAATTGTTACATTATTTTTGTTTGAATCTTGAGCGTCCTTTAACGCTTTGTCAAATTCTGCAAAAGGAGCAAAAGTAATTCTGTCTCCATGTTTGTTCAGAATTGATTGAATTTCGTCTCTTAATTCACCAATTTCATCATTGGTTAAATCTAATGTTGTTTCATCCTTCAGTGGACGATACATGCGTGTACCGCGAGTTCCGCCAAGCCCATTGCCTATTCTGTCGTCAATGGAACTTTTAATTTCTAAAAGGTTTAGGGCTGCAGAATTTTCTTCATATTCGCGAGCAAGTTTATTTGCCACATTAGCCAATTGGTCAGACAAGGATAATAGTTCATATTCGGGCGGTTCTTCAAAATTTGACAATATGGCATTTGCTGCTAATTGCATCCATAACTTATCTTTTGCAGTAATAACATCGTATTGTTCGAGACGTTCAATATCTCTCTGTACCAGCGTTGCTACACTAACCGCCCTGCCGTCTATTTGTCCATCTGGTTTAATAGAATAGCGTGCTTCTGCTTTTATTCCGTCAATACCGCCATCAATATCATCTAGTGATTTCTCAACTGCAGAAACCATCCTGTCGGTTACTCCACCATAGGTGATGGTTTCACCAGAGGAATATTCAACCAGCAGTTCTTCTTTACGCCCATCATAACGAGCGTACTTAATTTTTTTACTAGTTCCCTGTTTGTCTTCATTGGGGAAAATCTGCCTAGTTTCGCCCACTCCACGTCCATTAATGAAGGAACGCTGCGAGCGACTGTTGCCATCGGATAAATTGCTACCATCCGAAATAGCCAGTCTTTGTTGATGATTACGCTTTCTAGCATCTTTTATAAAATCAATTTCCATGCTCAAACTTCTAATAGCATCATCGTAAAGTTCTTGAGATGGATTTTCTAAATAATCAGGGTTATTCTCGTCCTCTATGGGACTGCTCAGTGTGCCGTCATACCATTCCGCATCATCTAAAACATCCTGCATTGATTCAACGAAATTTCTAGCCCTATCGCTTCCCTCAACGCCAAAGATATCGCTGATATCATTTTCGGAAAAAGTCAGATTGTTTCTAAGTCTTTCAATTTCAGCATCAGTGAAATCCGAATACTCGCCACCAGTACGCTCGTCAATCATTTTGTTAATAAGAGGATTCTTTAGTCTTTTGAGACGAGCGCGGCGATTTTCTCCATTTAAAAATTTTGCGTAATCGATAACGGCAGCAATTTGCTCATCTAATTCTCTAATTGATTCCTCAAGACTAGTTATAGCCTCTTCTGTAGCGTTCGGGTCATCATAGAGGTCAAGTAGTCGTTGCGATTGTTTTTGAGAATGACCCAAAACATCTTTTAGGTCTTCAAAGAATGGGTTCCATGTTTTTTCATCATCAAAAATATCTCTTATGGATTTGGCAGCAGTATTATAAGTTAGGGTAGGTGTTCTTTGCGAACGACTACCATCATCAACGAACCACTGATTGTAAGTTCGTTCATCACGAGCAGCCCTCATTTCTTCAACTTCTTGACTCAACCCAGAAGTATCGCCCAATTGACCAACGACCCCCATTCGTCTCAGATGAGCACTTCTCATTTCCGATAATTGCGACTGAGAATATTCCGAACCTAGTGCACGAACAAAATCTAATGAATCTGCAAGACTATCCTGCTCCTGGCTCACGAGGTGTTCTATGCCATCTTCATCTACGATTACGCCATATACACCAAATTTTCCGTCACCAATATTATGTATTTCTAATTCAACGAGAGCATTAGGATATTCTTTACTGTCTGGCGAAAAACCTAGTTCAGAAAAAATCTGAATCAACTCAGAAGTACCACTCAGCGGACCGAATTTCGGGGTTTCCCTTTCATTTGCTGGCCTCAACGGTACTTTATCAATAACTTCGCGCGCTGGCTTCCATATTTTTGCTGATTCAAATCTTCTAACTACGGTTGCATTTGTAAATTCCGAAGAAAGGTTTTTTAAAAGGTTAGAAGTACTTTTAGGTGAACCACTAAATTGATAAGTTTTTAGAGGGTCACCAGAGATGGGGTCAAAAAGAACAGCAGAATAATGGCCGGAATCCAGAATGCGTATAACAAAATAATCGCCATACTTTTCTTTTAATTTTTTTAATTCTGGCTTAAGATAATTAAACTTAGGCGACAAGTCCGAAAGATTTGTTACTATCTTTCTTTCTTTTATATACAATTGCTTCAAGGGCATAATTAACTGCTGTCTAACACTGCTGTAACTATCTTTATCTAATAAATCAATGATTAGTTTATTGCCACCCAAATTAATTAGAAGATTATTTTGTGCAAAAACAATTCTTCCACCTGCCGCAATAATGTTGTCTATCGCAGATTTCAACTCATTAGATATGCTTTGGTTGACTTTTTCAGTATTAGCATAACCATTGTCTTCAAAAATTTTAAAAACTTGTTGAGTGTCTAGGCCTCTGTAATTAAGAAAATAAGCATAATTGTCAATAATTTCTTTAGGAGTCAATTTTTTACTTCTAGAACTAACAGAGTTAATAATTTCATCTAGTGGCGTAATGATGCTGAATTCGTTACCAAGAATGCGTTCGGTTCCTGAATTTCTATAAACCCATGGGTCATATATATTCGGATTAGTAGGAGGGCTTTTTCTTGAGTTGCGCCCCTGAGTTTTTTTAGGAGCCTTACTGGATGTTGGAATAGTGTCGCCCATTTTTGGAATAGGCTTAGAAGGCACCACTGAATCTGATTCATTCTTTTTAGGAACCTGATTTAAACGTAGTTTGGAATCTTCCTGCGAAACAGATGGTTTAGGAACCCTATTTCGCTCCATTTCCATAGCGCGGGGGAGGGAAGTCTGTTGGAGTATAGACGCCTGCACCTTGGGAATCATCGCACGAGGAATAATGGGACGCTGCATAGGCGTACCCTCAAAAACTATTCCATCGCTATCGCCATCTATGGCTCCGGTTACGTCAACCCAAACCATCCCTGGTGGTGCAGCACTCAGGCCTCCACCGATTCTTTGGCCAACTCGGCCTCCGAGGGCTTTTACTTCAACTTCGAAGGTCGGCCCCGTAGGGCCGTTATCTTTTCCCCAACCACCCTCTTTCATGAACATCCGTTGAATACTTTTCTCTGACGCATATAGTGCATCGAGTGTTTCATCATTGAATGTCCCTGAAAGATGGACGCCCTTTTCACTGACTTCTGCCTGAAGTCCGTGATACTCAATTACCGGGTCGAGTAGTTCCTTAACACGGAACGCTTGATGCGGTTCACATTTCATAATGACACGCATGGGTTCGCTTTTCTCTTCAATATAGGATTGAAGAAGATTCACTACTTCCTCAATTTTATCTTGTTGAGATTTTTCTGCTACTTCATCGTCGAAGAGCGGCAACTTTAAGCCAGCAATAACTTCATGGAGTCTTTCTTCAACGGATTTTTCGCCATCGTATCCACCGTTAACCATGGCATATGGGCTGACGGCATTCGGCTTGACAGACATTGGCATACTGGGCATCTGCATAGGAACGACTGTTTGTGGTTGAGGCTGGCTGGGACCTTGTCCCATCTTCTCTGGTTTGCCAAACATGTATTGTCTAACAGCCGCATCGTAGTGGTATGGGAGACGGTAAGCCGTTGATGAACCATTGGGGAGCATCCGATGGAATGTGACCATATTTTCAGTTGCGGAGATAATCTTGAGACGATTATTAGAACGTGACATCAGTTCTTCTTCAAGTCTATAAATTTCTTCGCGATTAAGTTCGCGTGCTTCGCCTTCTGCAAAAATATCTTCACGAGGACTAGAAACGTCGTAGCCAATTCTTGCCGAAATGCGCGATGGGCCACCTTCTGGAATCCCTGGTTTAAAAGCACGCATTACTGCTGGCATCATTGGCACTCCAGCGCCCATAGCAGGACTGTGGCACTTTTCACCTTCGTCGCTCTTGACGGAAATTGTGGCTGTCAGTTGATTTGCACCATGAAGAACTGGACTCACTTCGTACAGTTCAACTTCACGCAAAACGTTTGCTTGCATGGCGGAGTCAAAGTTTGCTTGGAGAGTCTTATAGCCGATAGACCATTCTTGGTCTCCACCAAAGAAAGCGACGCTAGCAAATGCTTCGCGACCTTTTTCTGTTGCAAGGTTGAATTGAACCTTCGCATAGAGCCCGCCCACTCCTGCTTGCTTCATTTTTCCTGGGAGACGCGGGTCGTGTGCTGGTACTTCGTAAATTTCTAGAACTTTACCGATGGGGTCGTTCCAGTTGTGTCCCCATACAACGCGCGGTTTGCGGCGCTTGAGACTTTCTGTAAATGCCCCCGATGCGACGATGTCACCCACGGAGTCTTTGTTACCTACGGCGGCAACGAAACATTCAACGATTCCTTGTGCCTCATCTATATTGAATTGGCCATTCATCGCTTTAAAATGGATGTCTTCAAATGTTCCTTGGCTCATGATACTCCAATCATCTAGAGTAATAATAGTCTCTATTTATCCTGATGAACGCAAGTTTATTAGTGTTTATGTAGTTTCAGTAAACTAAATAGGGGGAGTTTACTGCAACTATAGAGGGCGCGGGAAATTCCACGCCCGACGAGCCTCATTGATAGCCATATCTGGTCGTCTTTTAGCCAAAATTTCGGTAAAAATAGAATTTAGGTTAGACCTAACACCACTAGCACGCTGTTCTTCGTCCCGTATCCCATAGGAATTATATATGGCTTCAGAAATTAAACGTTGAGTTTCGTTATTCCGACTCTTAATTCGCTCCATCTGAGATTCGATATGAGTCAAAATGTCATTCTGACCAGGGCTAGAGTAAGAAGCGGATTTTGTCGAATAGATAGCCTGGGCGTCTTTGATAATGGCCGAAAGAACTGGCTTAATGTCTTCGTCCATTTGCTTATTCCAGGTATCAATAGGCATGACGGTATCTACGTCAAGTCCGCCACTCATCAAAAGTTTGCGTGATTTTTGTCCAGCAACCTTTTCAAGTACGACACGTTGCTGACGTTCAAATAGGCGTTCCAAACTTCTGTCAAGTATTTCTATCCAACGAGCAAGGTCGGTATCTTTTTCAAATAAGTCATCCTTGAATAGCATTTCGGAAGGGTCAGACATTTGTCCAAATCCGCCTGGCGCTGCGGGAGCACCTGGGGGCATTCCTGGCATTCCTGGCATTCCTGGCATACCTGGGGGCATCCCTGGGGCACCGCTAGTAGCGGGGAGCATTCCAGACTCTTCTGCCAAAGCCCCTGCCATCGTATTCGGGTCCACGCCCGGACCTCCCAATTCTGCCCCAGGAGGCATTCCTTCTGCTCCTGGAGGCATTCCTGGAGCACCTGGGGGCATTCCTGGCATTCCTGGGACTGGCATTCCGCCCTGCGCTGGAGGTGGGGGCATCGGCTTGGTGGTATTGGCAATTGGAGTTAAGTTAGGGTTCATTAAAAGACTGTCTGCCAGGTCTGATTCAACTGTTTTTCTTCCAGTTCCGTCACGGTATTCGTTCGGACTGATTAATCCAGCCTGCAATTCTTGCATCAAGTAACGTTCGCGTTCTTGTTTTGACAAAATTAGATAGGGAACATCGGAAGTATCGAAGTCAATATAGTGTTCATCGTCAAGTTCATCTAGAGCGCGAGCAAGAACTTCTAGGTGGGGGGACATCGTCTCATTCCAGAATACGCTTACTTCTTCGCTGGCGTTGGCGAATGTTCTTCCGGAAGCATTACCAATAACTGACTCGGGAACACCGAAAGATGCAAGAATTTCTTCTTTAGTGATTTGACGCATCTGGATATAGGCGGCATCACGTGGGTTAGACGAAGTATCTACATAGTCAACACCATCATCCGCACTCACTACAGTAGTGGTTCCTACTCGGCTCATGTTGCCACGGAAACGACTTCTTAATTCTTCCTTGTCATCTTCATCAATTTCCCCACGAAGAACCAGCAAACCACCAGGACGACCATCATTGAGAAGAAAGTTGCGGTTATATAGTTTGGCTAAGTTTTCAATTTCAATGGCAATACCAGCGGATTCCATTGGAGTCATTGAAAGATAGGGGTCAAGTGGATGTGGGCGGCGAATCCATATAACATCTTCTGGTTTCATGATGATTTTATCGCCATTGGGCATGTTTACTTCGTAGCCAGACACAAACAAACGTGGGTCAGGAATAGGGGAAGTGGACTGCGGGGGGAGTAAGTTGAGTCCAATCAACGCTCCGTCACGGCCTTTTAATTTTTCAATAAAAACTCCACGAGTACCAAGAAGCAACTGTGAAGATAAGCGATATCTAAAAATGAATGAGTTTTCGCCTATATTTGATTTAGTATTCAAAATATCCAGAATTGTGGATTTGCCTTGCTTTTTGGTAACGATTTCTCCATCGGGAGAGTTGTCTTTACGTAAAATTATGGGAAGACGGGCCTGATTACCTGCGATAGCGTCAATACATCGTGACACCCAAGTAACTTTTTGCATGCCTTCGCGATATGCACGCTCAATATCCCACGGGTCTCTGTAGGCGCGACCCTGGAAACTTGGATTTGTTGAAATTGGGGCACCAGGAGGTACTGAGGCGCCCTTCATGCCGGTAGGGTTAATAGATTTATTGTCGATGCGATTCCAAGCCATATTTAATCAAGACCTAGGATATAGCCGAAAATTCCACAAGTTATACCCGCTACTATTAAACCCACAGGGGGTGATATCAGAGAAGTTCCAACGCTGGTTAATAAAATAAATAATACCATTAACACGTTGGCCATAGATGAACGAGTCAAAAAGCGTAAACGAAATAGATATAGACTGTCTCTGGAGAAAAATCTTCTAAAAGAATTCAGCATGTGGACTGTCCTGTAGCGGTGCAATATGTTGACATGCCCATAATCTAATACAAACTACAACGTTCGGAGAGAACTATGACTGACTGGAATAAGGTGCTCGAATATCTTGAGCCCAAGATGCCGCCATACTGCCCAGAAGAACCGTCACTTACCCAAAAAGTATTCTTGCGAACATACTCACTAGAAGGCCTATTCGGAGGAGCAGCAGGTGGTGGGAAAGCCATATACACTAGCAATGTATTGCCTACTCCTAATGGGTTTGTGAAGATGGGAAATATTAAGCCGGGTGATTTTATTTTTGGTCGTGATGGCGAACCACACCTTGTTCTTGCTGAATCAGAGATAATGCAAAAAAATGGGTATAAATTAACTTTTGATGATGGTTCAACAGTGGATGCTTGTGATGAACATCTTTGGCTTACGTATGACGCTCGTGAACTTGAGGCTCTAACCAGGCGAACGCCAGAATTTCGTGAGAAGCGCAGGACGAAGCGACCTTCTCGTGCAACAAATTCGCAGGGTGAATATAAATCTTTGGCTGTTGCTGAAAGAAACGCAATTAATAAACCAGAAACTTTGGATACTCCTACTGGAACCGTTCGCACTACTACTGAAATCGTTGCCACCTTACTTACTCCCAGGGGGCGCAGAAATCATGCTGTTCCCGTTGCTGTACCTATTAGTTTGCCTCATAAAAATTTATTAATTGACCCCTACGTATTAGGGGCATGGCTGGGTGATGGGTCATCTGCGACTGGATACATTTGTGGTCAAGATGAACAGGTATTTACAAACGTAGAACTTGCATATTCGGTAAAGAGTACCAAATACACAATACCCAATAATTTAAATTTTAAAGTTGTTAATTTTAATGGCTTACGTCAAGATTTGAAACAACTTGGCTTATTGAAGAACAAGCACGTACCTCACGACTACCTCTGGGCGTCAGAGGAACAACGTGTTGCGCTTTTACAAGGTCTCATGGATACTGATGGTACTGTTGCCAAGAATTCTGGTGCGGCAGAGTTTTGCAATACGAACAAGGCCATTGTTGATGGTTTGGCGTTTTTGGTGCGGTCGCTTGGCATGAAGGCCACTATCCGTGAGGGTCGCGCAAAACTTAACGGCAAAGATTGTGGTCCTAAGTGGACAATTAAATTTGTTGCTAATCGTCCGGTTTTTCGGCTTCATCGCAAACTCGCATTGCAGAAAATTGCCTCACGTCGCACAACGCAATTCCGCTACATCGTTTCTGCGGAACGTACTGGTCCTCTGCCGATGAAGTGTATTCGTGTTTCTTCGCCGGACAGTTTGTATTTAGTATCAGAGAATTTTATTCCTACACATAATTCTTCCGCTCTTCTCATGTCGGCGATGCAATATGTTGACGTACCAGGATATTCGGCAATTATTTTCCGTAGAACATACGCCGACCTTGCACTCCCTGGAGCCATCATGGACCGGTTCCAATCATGGATGGCAAAATATGATGATGTTCGCTGGAACGGCAATAACTACACTGCCGTATTCCCATCAGGGGCTCGATTATCTTTCGGATACCTAAACAACCAGCAGGACTACCTGCGCTACAAGGGTGCAGAATTCCAGTTTATTGGGATGGACGAAGTAACAGAAATTCGTGAATCCGACTATCGCTATATGTTCTCCCGTCTGCGCCGTCCAGCAACAGGACCCTTGGCTCAAGTACCACTACGGATGCGTTCTGCCTGTAACCCTGCACCGAATTGGGTTCGTCAACGTTTTATCGTTGAAGGAACAGAAAAAGGGCGTGTATTTGTGCCATCAAAACTTACAGACAACCCTGGTATCGACGCTGATTCTTATCGTCAAGCACTTCAGGCGTTGGACCCTGTAGAGCGGAAGCGCCTAGAAGAAGGTGACTGGTGGGCTACTACTCTAGGAACGATGTTTGATAGAGCATCTATTGTCCTCTTAGACCAAAATGATATGCCAGCAATCACGTCAACTGCTCGTGCTGTCAGGTTCTGGGACCTTGCAGCAACGGAGCCCTCATATTCAAACCCTAATCCTGACTGGACGGTTGGGACATTAATGTTGTTCGACCAAGGTGTTGCTTATGTCCTAGATGTCAAGAAGGCTCGTGTGCGTGGAGAAAAAGTAGAACAACTTATTGCTCAGACAGCGTATGAGGATGGACCGCTCGTTGCTATTCGCATGGAACAAGAACCAGGCTCTTCCGGCAAGGCTCTCGTAGACCAGTACGCAAGGTATGTACTATCAGGGTATGACTTTGGTGGAATCCGTGCTACTGGAGACAAAGTCACCAGAGCGCGTCCTTTTGCAGCGGCAGTTGCCAATGGAAACATTAGGTGTTTACGCGCTCCTTGGCTTACGGACTGGATGGACGAGTTATCATCTTTTCCCGAAGCATGCGACCATGATGACCAAGTTGACTCAGTCGTAGGTGCTTTTACACATTTGACTGGCTTGGGGTTGCCTCAACGCAAAAGAATCGGTATCATCATCTAAGTAACTACTAA